GATTCTAATATGGCAATGAAAGTGGGACACAGAGAAGATGGAGAATTCAGTTGAGCTTAACTATACGTATAAGAAATTTACAAACGACATAATAAAAATTGCAGACTGGCTTAAGCCTCTGCGTGTAGGTTATACACCTTATGAGGTAGACCCTTGGGAACCTGATCTTATTGTATCAATTAATAGAGGTGGTCTAATTGCTGGTGTGTACTTATCCCATGCATTGAACATACCTCATTATCCGTTACACTACCAGACAAGAGATGGAGATAATAAAATGTTATTCCATAAGCCTGAAGGCTTTGATAAAGATAAAAATATTTTATTAGTAGATGACATAAACGATTCTGGTAAAACATTCACACGAACAATTGATACATGGGAATGTAATAATTTAGGAGATGCTCCAATGAAGTCGAGGATTAGAACAGCAGTATTGTTCTCAAGATATAATTCTAAATATGCTGTTGACTTTAGTGCAAGAACATTGGATAACGATAATTGGATAGTCTTTCCCTGGGAAAGAGTTTATAATGAAAAGGATAATGTTGATGGCATTAAATAAAGATAAGACAGATAGTGTACTAGGTTGGGAAGTACATGATCATTTGAGATCATTAGGTATTGAAACACCTATGAATCCTAACGCGACTGATATGATGGATAAGCAGAAGCTATCATTACTAGAAGACCATTTCGAAAAGATTATGGAACTAATAGGTTTAGATATGCAGAATGATTCTATGCAAGACTCACCTAGACGTTTAGCTAAAATGTATGTTGATGAATTGTTCTGGGGTTTAGATTATAAGAACTTTCCTCAGTGCACAGTTATTAATAATTCATTGAAAGATATTAATACTAATCAATCTTTTGTATTAGAAAGAGGTATTAGAATTAACTCTACATGTGAACATCACTTTGTTCCTATTCAAGGTAAAGCTACTGTGGCTTATCTACCCAGAGAAAAAATACTAGGTCTATCTAAATTAAATAGAATTGTAGAATATTTTGCTAGAAGACCTCAGGTTCAAGAAAGAATGACTGAGCAGATTAAAGCTGCTATAATGTATGTGACTGAGACGTCTGATGTGGCTGTCTATGTTGATGCAGAACATTTTTGTGTAAAGATTAGAGGCATACAAGATGTAGATTGTTCTACTATTACTTTAGCTGTTGGTGGAATCTTTGCTGGTGATACGTCTGATATTAGAAGAGAGTTTTTAAACTTAGCGAGGATGCAGTGAGTATGCCATTTGATGTTCAAGATAACCTAAGTAAGTTAGTTGATCAAACAAAACAAAGAGAAATGGATTTAACTAATAAACAAATATTTGTAACATTTCAGAAGGAAGGGATACATAAGTATCCTAATGCACCTGCAGGTGTTGAGTTTTTACAGCATCCTCATAGACATATGTTTCATTTTCGTGTTGAGATTGATGTCTTTCACAACGATAGAGATATCGAATTTATTCTTTTTAAGAGAGAGATTGAAAGATTATATTCAGATGGGATACTGGAATTAGATTACAAGTCTTGTGAGATGATGGCTGATGATTTAGCTGATTATATCTACAAAAAATATCCACGTCGTAATTTTTTAATTGAAATTAGTGAGGATGGAGAAAATGGAGCAATTTGTCATTACCCAGCAGATGAAATCAATGGAGTACATTGATGAGTTATCAAGAAGGGATTAATTTTTGCCATATCGTACCTACAGCATTTTTACCAAGGTTTGCAGGCAAGTATCGTAGTCAATTATTGTTGGCACATCTAGTTGAAAATGATAAAATTTATACAGAATTTTATAAAAAATATAATGGTTTGAAAATTCTTGATAATTCTGCCTTTGAGATGTATAAAGAAAATAAACCAATGTATAGTTCTGATAAGTTAATAGAGATGGGTAAAAAAGTTAGTGCTGATTATATTGTTATGTCAGATTATCCTGATCAAGATCCTTCAGTAACTATTAAAGCTGCTGAGGAATTAGCTCCTAAGTTTAAAGAGGAAAATTTTGGTACATTCTTTTGTCCACAATCTAAGGTAGGAGATCTTGAAGGACTTATATCTTCTTTTGCATGGGCAGCTCAATCACCGTTAGTAGATTATATTGGATTTAGTATCTTGAATATTCCTAATGCTTATGGTGTGGAACAAAAAAATAAACTACAAAGATATCTTTCGAGATTCAAGTTCGTTAAGGAATTAGATGCAAGAGGTGTACTTGATCAAATAGTAAATAATAAGAAGATGATTCACTTCTTAGGAATGGTAGATGGACCAAATGAAATTGAACTTATGGACTATAATGGTTACGCTGAGTGTATTGACACTTGGGATAGTAGTGCTGCTGTGTGGTATGGTCTTAACGGTATTCAATTTGATAATAGTCCAACTGGTTCTATTAATGGAAAATTTGAAAAAGAAGTTGACTTCAATTGTAAAGAAGGTGATGTTAAGATTGCGGAATATAACTTAGAATATATTGATAAATTATGTGGAGGTGAGATTGCTAAAGAACATAGGATTAACGACTAATATTAATAATCTAGATGATGAATGCATGCAGCCCAATGCTGTTGATTTAAAGATCGATAAGGTATGGGAAATAACTGATGATGAATTCTATCTTGGTATTAAAGACAAGCATCATAGAAAAGGTAAAGAAATAAAACCAAATTCTTTTGATGAGTTTCAATTACAGGCCAATAGATCATATCAATTTGAGACGCCTCATTTTGTTATGATACCAGAAGGGCATGCTGGTTGGTTGATTGCTAGATCAACTTTAAATCGTAATGGTATTTTCATTACATCAGGTTTATATGATAGTGGTTTTCAAAACTACGTTGGTGGTGTAATGCATGTCAGAGGTGGACCTGCAAGAATACAAAAAGGAGCTCGCATAGCTCAGTTCATATATGTAGAAGCTGAAACATCTGATATGTATGACGGAGATTATAATGCGGTTTAATGAAAATAAATTTCTTAAAGAAGTAAAATCTTATATTGAAGGAACTTACAACCAACACTATGTTGGTAAGAAAGAAGTACAGACTATTGATGTATGGGAAACATTAGGCAATATTGATACGACTTGTAGAGATACTGCTATAAAATATTTAATGAGGTATGGTAAGAAGGGTGGTCATAATAGAAAAGATCTATTGAAGGCTGTTCATTATATTGTATTGTTAGCACACTTTACATCTGGAGAAGATAATGGAAATTAAGATTGAGATTTCAGAACTAAAGAAAAGAAAATTATTTGTTGCTACTCCAATGTATGGTGGACAATGTCATGGTATGTATACTAGAAGTACTAATGACTTGTCAGCATTGTGTATGCATTATGGAATAGAAGTTAAGTTCTATTATTTATTTAATGAAAGTTTAATTACTAGAGCTCGTAATTATTGTACTGATGAATTTATGAGAAGTGATAGTACTCATATGATATTTATTGATAGTGATATTGGTTTTGATGCTAGAGATGTTTTATCTATGATGGCATTAATGAATCACGAAGAAGATCCTCAGAAGTATGATATTCTTTGTGCACCTTATCCTAAGAAATGTATTGCTTGGGAAAAGATTAAAGCAGCTGTCGATCAAGGTAAAGCTGATGAAGATCCTCAGAACTTAGATAACTATGTTGGTGACTATGTATTCAATCCAGTACCTGGTACAGATAAAATACAATTAGATCAACCAGCTGAAGTGTTAGAAGGTGGTACAGGGTTTATGATGTTTACTAAAAAAGTATTACAAAAATATAAAGATGCTTATTGGGATGATAGTGAATTTAGTCCTGGTGGATTTAGATATAGACCTGACCATGTTAGAACAAAAGAGTTTGATGGGAAGACAGAAATAATGATGTACTTCCAAGCATTAATTGATCCTAAAACACGTCGTTATCTATCAGAAGATTATATGTTCTGTCAGTGGGCTCGTAAGATAGGTCTAAAGATATGGTTATGTCCTTGGATGAAATTACAGCATGTAGGTACTCATGTGTTTGGTGGTAGCTTAGCAGACCTAGCTCAGATACAAGCCTCTGCTACAGCTGATTCTTCTAAGGTAGGAATTAATTCAGGTGGGAAAAGACTAAAAGGGCCTTTAGAAGGTTCTAAAGTTAATATGAAAGATACTGGTGCTGTTCATAATAGAAAGACTGGTACATTTGAAGAGGATACAGCTAAGAAGTTAGCTGCTAAGAAAGCGAGACAAAATGCAAATAAG